TACTGCTGCTGGACAGGTAATTGAATTGGCACCACAGGGTAGAAATTTATATGTACTGGCTCATGAGCTGGCTCATGCACTGGGACCAGAACAACATGGGGTAAAGTTTAGCAAAGTCTACCATGACATCCTGAGTCATGAGATTTTTTATCATGCCATGAATTCCAAATTAGGGCAACAGTTTCTGGAATATCTTAGGACAGAACATCCGCGATATGTACGTCGCGTGTATCGTTCTCGTTAACTAACGTTGCGCTAGTTGCTGGTAATAGGCTTGTCGCTGTTTAAGACCCTTTTGGCCCTTGTTAACTCTTTTAGTAACTTGCCCCACCGAAGCCTTACTAAAGTCCGACACATGTGTTGCCACTCGATTTTGCCAATACCAAATCGCTGTTTTAATAGCTGCATCCTGATCTGTTCTCACTATATCAGGATTTACGACCAGTCTATCATCACCATATAAGGCTTTGCTACATCTTGTATAGTTGTCACGACCAGTCAAATGCAAGTAACCACCGCCCCTAAATAACCAACCATCACCTTTTTTTGTATTGCCCAGTGTCTTTTTAAAATCATACTTGCGCATAAAGTATGCTCGAGGATTTTTGCTGTCCGGTGGTGGTAATTCTGTTAGGCTCCAAGTCCCACCCACTTCTTTTTTTACCTGTGACATAAAATGTGCTAATTCATCACCATGTATTCCAGCAGCGCGGGCTTGACTTACTACTTCGCGATGCTGTTCCGGAACGCTGGCTTCTATTTTGTCATCTATACTGGCCTGTGGAGCAGATTTTTGTGTCTGTGGAGTAGCTTTTTGTGGCTGAACTATTTGAGCTTGTGGAGCCTGTGGTGCGGGTGTTTTTGCTTGGTCCAGCGCACCATAGCCCAGCGTGGCCGCCGCCATCGCTGCCGCAGTTTTTTCACGCCAGCCTTCATCTAGTTCGGCATGGGTGTCCATCAGCGCGAACAAATGATCAGCTCTGGTCATTTCCTGGCCCAGAGCATCTTTAACATGTCCCGGCAACAGCTTGGGATCCATGATTTTATATCCCAGGGCCGGGGCGATCTCACGGATCAAGCGTTGATATAACTTGATACGGCTGGCGCCTTTGCTGAGGAATGTGATTATCTGCGGCCTATCATAATGCTCCACATAATGCCGGATCGCCGCAATCACTGTATTGAATATACGGAATTGATCACCACGCCCGGTCACATTAAAACTATGATCCACGTCAAAGTAAATATCCAAGACGCGTGGTTCGGCACGTAGCAATCTGTGGAATGTGATATTCATTTTTCGGCCCTGCGAAATTTGAGCCCGGGCTTCTATTTCTGTGGGAGCATAACGTTCGTCCCATGTGAGCCTATATGCGGTGCGTGGTTCAAATAATTCCGTTACAGGCTCATTTTCGTCGACGCTGTGGGTATCTTGCAACACAAAATAATCATCATGCGGCATGAAATCGCCTAAATTCTTTTGCACTATTTCAGGCAAAGCGTGGGCTGTAGTGGTCTTATATCCCATGCCGGCTGCGTATCGTCGTATGAGCTGACCGTAGGTCCTGGTGCGTTTCTCGCCCTTGCTGGTGAACAACAGGAATCGTGGTCTACCATATCGTTTCAAATATTCCGCAATGGCCTGTTTTACCGTGGCGAATATGGCGATCTCATCACCACGACCAGTAAGTTCAAATCCATCGCCCAGGCTGAATTCTACAGTGATAACATCTTCACTGTAGAATCTCAAGAATGCCACTTTCAGAGCTCCTGCTTGTGTTTGCGCTCGTGCGGATATTTCCTGTGGTGACCAACGTTCGTCCCAGGTAAAGGTATAAGGTCTATCAAATAATTCGCAAAGTAACATAATTTATTAAGGTAATCCAGATGTATATGTTTTAGATGCAGTATAGTTAGTTGTCACTTCTGCTTGGCTAAGAGCTTTGCTATATACCCTCATCTGATAGTATGTACCAGGTGTTGCATCAAACGGAGTATTGGCTGTTCCAGCATTGGGATGTCTAGAACCAAACTGTAGTGCTGATCCCGTGCTTGCCGGCGAAGCGTTGTAGTTTGTTGTTGTCGGAGTGATTAGTGTTCCGTTGACATACAATTTTAATGTATTAGATGCCACTGTTACTACGATATGCTTTAATCCTGTGGCTGGTATGTTAGTTGTATTATATAAGTTTGTCTTAGTAGGACTTCCAACAGTGAACGCATTGGTTCCTGTTGCCGCTCCCCAATAGGCTAGATGTCCTCGACCAGCAATGTAGCTGTCGCTACCAAATAGTGCAGCCCAATAACCGGTTGGCTGCGTATCAACAACCATTTCAACTGACCAGTTAGTGGTTGGTAAAGTATATGTGGTGCCTATAATAGCCATGTTGGTCGCATTGCTTGGGCCCAGTGTTAAACCCCCGCCATTGCTAGAAGTATAAGTGGCCGATCCTGTGCCAGTTTTATATACAGTACCATTGTATCCATTATTGGTATCCTCAGTCCAAACACTGCCTGAACTAGGAGCAGTTAATAAGTTAAATACCAAACTGGACTGCACGAATGGTGATGTTATACTGGTATCGTTAACTGTAATTGAGCTTGTAGTTGCTACTACTGTACCTGACGTAGATCCTGTACGAATCTGTACCGTAAATGTTTCTGCACCTTCTGTCGTGACATCTGCAGTTGGTGTGATGGTAAATGACCCCGCATTACTAGTAATTGTAAATGATCCTGATGTAGCTGTGAAGTCACCGTCACTTGTTGTTACGTTATTAATAGTCCAATATAGCGTTGTGCCGTCTGATACGCCCACAGTTGTTACATTGATAGTTCCTGCCACACCCTCGTTTATACTACTAGGTATGGTTCCAATACTGTAACTAACTGCGATCCAAGGTCTGCCCTCTATTAATCCACCTGTATTAGAATTGTCTAATATGTCATTGCCAGAATACTGCGTTGGCAATTGAGTAATATCGTAAAAAGCCCTAGGATTGCCATCCGCGGCTCGATCACTAGCGGCCAAATCTAATTTACCTATTTGGCGCAACTGTTTGGTTGCTAGTGTACTGATCCCGTTTAGTGACATATTTTAGTTAGGTATCAAAATTATTTGCCAATTGGCGGTTGCTTTTGTATTACTGGTATCTACTGTTACTCTAACATCCACATCTGTTTTTTGCGTAAGCTTCATGGGCACCGCAAAGTCATTACGATAAGGATTACCACCAGCAACTTCAGCGATAAAAGCAGTTACGAAACTACCACCAAACGGTCTCACCATCATTTTTAACAAAGTACCAACATTACCCGCACCAGCATGATAAGTTGTGCAATCACCATACAACACATAAGCACTGTAGTTTCTTGGCACAGTGAATTGACTTAATTTAGTGACACCTAAACCTGCACCAATATGCGCAACTACAGTACCTGCACCACTTGTTAGTCTGAATGTAATTTCACCAGCATTTGCCGCCCCACTACTACTGCTGGTTATAGTTGCGGTCCAAATTCTAAGGAAGTTTTTAGTTGTAGCTACAGCACTGGTACCGCTTGTGGTTATGGTTTCGGTTTGATAATCATAGTTTGAATCTAAACCCTCAATGTAAATTGATTGACCGGTATCTGATACACTGGTAGAAATTACATATAACTTTTGTGCACTACTCCAAGTTGCGAAAGGATAAATTCCACCTTCTACCCATATACTGGTTTCAATGTTTTGTGTACTATCCGGCAAATAAGCTGATCTAAGTACCGCACTGTGGTTATCCACTAAACCACGAGCAACATTCATTTCATATGTACTGTCAGCTATTGTAATATCAGTTGCAGGATTTGTTATACTAACATTGCCATCAACCGTCCAGGGGTCAGTACCCTGAAATGCCGTTACATTACCAGATACGGGCATGGTGTTGCCACTTATATTAACATTGCCCAAACTACCTATGGCAACATTACCTATACTTACATTACCTACTATACTGGTATTAGTTCTGATATAAACATTACCCGTGGCTTCATCCAAAGCTAATGCTTGATTAACATTACGCAAATACCAAGGGTTAACGTGATTTTCTTGTGGCGTAGTCATGCGCTAGCAATTCCATTTGCGCAGCGACTTATTAATTCTGCTGTTGGGATCACGCGCTGTTTTAGCACTAGTGCGCTTTTTCTTCATGCCGCTCATACGAGCACAGAAACTTTTGCGACGATTGGCCGCTTTAGATCCTCGTTTTAACTTACTGGGTTTAGTTGTAACCGCGGTCTGTAACTTACTGCCAGGATGACTGCGACGATAGCTGGCCACACCTCGTTTATTCAATCCACCACTGGGACTTTTACCAGCTTTAGTTTGCCATGCTTCTGCTTCACATATGATTTCATTAATTTTCATAACCGTTTTCCCAGTATCCTAGTATTTATGTTAATATGGTGTCTTTCTCGTCTTGGTGCCGTTGGCTGTCTTAGTGTGATAGACTGTACCAGCCTCCCAAGTACCATCCGCTCGCTGCTCAAAATACAAATGTTCCTCTATAAAGTCTTTAACCTTAAACATATTATCCAGCTGGGCCACAATATCTATAGCACCAGCTATTATGGTATCCAAGTTCTTTATTCCCATCTCTAGGTTTTGGCCATAGGCTTCGTCGGCAAAATCTATTAACTGGTCAGGGGTAACTGGAATAGCTTCTAATATTTCGTAGCGATGTTGCGATACCTCTGGCCTAAAGTCCAAATAATTCTCGCGAGATCTAGAAACTGCGTCCCAATCAACATCTCCCTCTTCAGGATGCCCCTGGGGATATGCGTAATTTTGCCGCAAATGTTTGTACCATTCATCATCCTCGGTCTCAATCTCATTGATCTTTTCATCTAAATATTCACTAATGGCACGATATGCTGATTTTAGCAAGGGTGCTAACACTGTATCTGGCGCAAAGAATATACTGTTACGTAATGATGGATCCACTTGAAAGAAAAACTCAGTAAGATCACCAAATCTATCACGTATCAAATACAATGGGCTAACTGGCTCATCCTGCGCATCCATAAACTGTTCACTTTGTAGATGAACTTGATACTTTTCACCAGGATGTTGGGGTTTCTTGGGCAACATTATAAACAGTGGACCATCATGACTGTAATGATTGAAATAGTTTTGCCCACGTGTAGCTGCGGTACACCAACGTGTGCCACGTCCATAATAACAGGCCGCAGCTTGATCTTCCGGCATAATGATCCGTACTTGATCCGTATCCAATACCACTTGAGCTGTGCCACGATCCTGTACATCCTCCTGGGGAATTTCAAATTGATCCATAGTACCCATGAATTCTTTGAATGACGGATATCGATTTATGTCATTTAGCGGTGGCTTAATTAAACGTCGTCTTTTCAATACGCTGAGCTTGTATAAGTTTTCTTTTACCGTACTTAATACATCTTCAATCTTTACGCGGCCGTTACTGTAAGTCTTGACTATCCACTGAACATATTCTTTATGTGGTGTGGGGTCAGCATTTTCCAATGTTCGAATTATAGCTATAACTAACTCTGGTTTGATTTTTTCCAGTATCTCTGGAGCAGTAGTTTTGTTGACTGAAGTAAAGGATCCCAACACATCAAAACGTATTGTATTATCGTGATAACGTTCAGGGTTAGCTGCCATATCAACTATGGTCCAGGCTCCATCCAAACCTGCTGGCAAATTTAAAGTACCTTCATTACGATGAAAAGCCGCTATAAGCTTGGCACCATAATTCTGTGCTGTTCGGTTTAAGTCGTACTCCGCTAAGATTTCATGAGCTCGCATGCGTATATTTAGCTCTAAAGCTACAAGGCCCCTTTCGGGGCCAGTTTTACTTAGCTCTTGCTTACAAACTCATTGAGCTTGTTAGCTTGGGCTATTACTGCATCAGCATCGGGAAAATCAGGTAAGTCCGGATACGGTGCCATACTGCCGGGGTTCCTGCCCACCTCAATTTGATACTGTTCACGTAATGCTTCACGCTTTTGGAAAATTGGTGTCGTTAAAATCTCGTTGGCCAATTTTAATAGATCTAACCTTATTTCGTAGGGTGTTTTGCTCATGATGCCTCCTTTCTGTGTGATGTGTGTATGCTACACGAGCATAGTATTTAATCGCTACTATTACCCACTGAAATTTTTACAACGGTCTCCGTGCCATCTCTTGAACATGCCTATACTTGCTTGTTTGCCGCAATGCTCACAAACCTTTTTCTGCTGACTGGGATGACGACCTTCCGCTAAAAGTCGTTTATTCATAGCATCACCGACCCAGGGATTTTTGCCTTCGGCAATCATACGCCTATTATGTTCTGGACCCACAAAATTGTGCCTACCCTCCGCAATCAGCTTTTTGTTCAATTCTCCATTTGCATTAGGGGCTTTACCATTTTGCCAGTGGTGTATGCCCTGCTCACTTCGCCAAACGCTGGGATTGTTGGTTTGAAAAACATTGTGTCCATCTGCTGCCGTTTTGCGAGATATTGAACCGTCTTTGTTTGGGTTTCTATCCCCTTGTAGATTATGTTTTCCTTTTCGAACTAGTTCCAATTGTCTTTGTTTAATTTCTTCGGTCCTTGCAGGGTTCTTTTTTAACCAATGATTTTCTCCTGCAATTTTGTCAACTATTTTAGGATCCTTCATAGGGTTATTTGTTGCGCTGAACCCAATCGGATCAGTAGTCATATTCATACAGTTTACTTTGCCATAATGTTCTGACAAATATTTGCGCTCAAGTTCTTTTAGGGTAACTTCATCTTCTGCATACTCAAGTATCGTGCGAGTTAATGTAGTTTTATCTTTGATAGATCTAGGCCATTTACCTGAACCTATGTATCCATCATCAATATCATCGGTACTATGACGACCAATATAGTATTTGCCATTCTTGTGCGTAGTTTTATATATAAAGTGTTTCATAACTTTATTTAGCATAGTCACGCGCATTACTAATTTTTAGTCAACAAAAAACCCACCGAAGTGGGTTTCTTGTTTTTACTTGTTACAATTACTTGGTATCTAGGATTAGCTAAATGTGAGATTAGAAACGGAAATCTCGCCCAAGTAGTCTCCGGCATTCCCCAGACTCGATGCGGTGTTCGTGAGCTCGATGTATCCGTACCGGGTCATAAAGCCAACGACTGGTTCGAAGGTATTTGGATCCAGCACAACGCCGCTGCTCATCAATGGAATGTATGGGCAGTAGAATGCTGCTGCATCTGCTTCGCTGCTACCTTTGTAACCAACAAGTACTGCGGTGCTATCACTTGCGTAGCTATCGACGTAAACTTTCATAGCGCCGTTCAGTGTACCAACGAACTTAGTGTTAGTTGGGGCTTCAAAGGTGCCTTCAGTTGTACGTGCAAAAGCTGAAGTAGTTGCGCTTTGTAGCACGGTTAGGGCTGTTGGGCTAACTACGCACCAGTTACCAGCGCCACGACGTGTACGTGCAGCGATCTTGTTTGCAACGCGGTTAATAAGAACAGCAAGTGCAGCGTGTTCATCACCAACGAAAGTTGCGGTACCGCTAACTGCGGCTTGGTTAAATGTTTCTTCAGTTGCTGCAAGGCTGCGCAAGCTGTTCAGGACTTCTTGGTCGATTTCAACCGTAATTTCCTGGGCCAATGCTGCCATGATTTCTGCTTCAACATCAAGGCCGTGCATAGCTTGTGCATCTTGTGCAGCTTCAAACGTCCAGCGAGCGCTCAACTTACGTGTACGAGCTTCAACTGTCTGCTTGAGGATTTGCACGTTGATCTTACGACCAGGTGAACCTTCAAGAGCGCTTGTAGCTGTTGCACGAGCTGTAGCAGCGTCACCGCTGTAAGCAACTGCAATTTTGAATGGGCTCAGTGCTTCGTCACCGGCTGTTGTATCGGTGTTAAGGCTGCTGGTATCATTCATTGTCTCTGCATAACGAACACGCAGAGTGTGGATCTGTGCGATTGGACCAGTCATTGGCTGAACGCCAACGATTTCGTTCGCAATCACGGTTGGCATAACACGACGGATCACTGGAAGGATCACGCGATTTAGGGTAGCAACGTTACCTACTGCTGTTGCGCCGGTGGTCGCAGTTTCCATCAAGTGTTTGCGTGTGTTTTCCAACACAACTGCCATACTCGTACGGCGTGAACCTTGAAGACCTTCTAACAGGGCTTCTTTTGTTTCACCCCAACGACTTTCTAGTAATGCTTTTGTCATTTTTCTTTCTCCTTAATTGTACTACTTTAGCCCTGCTAGACGCTTGAGTTCTACGACGTTACTGTCGGTATTCTCTGCAACCGTCTTAACAGCTTTGTCACCAGTCACTTCTTTACGGCTTTCTGCCAGTACTTGCTTATTAGCCTGTACTTCTGCAGGTTTACCGTTAGTAAGAACTGCTGGTAGATACTTGTCAAATGCGGACTTTAGCTTAGGAGTCTGCACTGATTCCAACAACTCGCTCATTACACGTGCCTTATCTTTGGTTAGTGTACCCAGCAATTCGTTCATAGTTTCCTTACGTTCCATTAAATCTTTCTGAACGCGGATTTCTGACTCTTTGCTTTCCACCAACTTAGTCTTAGCAGCGATTACTTTTTTACTTTCCGCAATGATAGCTTCCTGACCAGCAATAAGTTTATTAAGCTTACTGATCTCTGTGTTTTCATTTAGGTGAGTAACTGTAAATTCACTTGCAAAGGCTTCAAAAATGCGGCGACCAAACATATTTTCGCGAGCTTCTTTGATGTCTTTCTTGAACTGTGTTAGTTCAGCTCTTAGATTCTTGGCCACTGATTCCTTAACAATAGCTGCGCTTTGGGTCACAAATTTCTTTTCTAGTGATTCCAATTGAGCTTTTGCGTTGGACATCAAGCGAACTTTGGTTTCAGCCAAATCACGCTTGTCGATGGTGAACTCCTGAATCTCTTCAGCTAGTTGCTTGATCACAAATTTCTCTAGACGAGCGATTGCTTCGTTTTGAGTTTTGCGATCTGCACGTAGTTCCTGAATTTCTTCAGCAAGTTTACCAGTCAAGAACTTGTTGAATTTACGACCAGTTTCCATTGCGTGATTCTTAAATGCAACGCGGTCTTCCATCAACTTGCGCTTGTCTTCTGCAAATTCCTGCAACTCTTGTTTCAGACTTTCGGTCACCATTTTGTCTAAAGCTTCAACCATAACCGACTTATCATGCTCGTAGTTTCTGGCGAATTCTTCACGTAGCTCAGCGCGGACCTGTTCACGGGTCTCTGCCAACTTTGATTCCCAAGCTTCGCTAATAGCTTGCTTAGTATCTTCGTTCACCAATCCACTATCGATCAGAGGTTTGATAGCTTCTAGCATTTGGTTCTCCTTATAATTTCAAGTCTTTGATGAGTTTCAACACTGATTCTCTCAAATACTTTTGTACTCTTAGATCGGCACTAACATCCTTAGATGCTTCGATCACCCTATGTCCACCCTGCATATTCATCAACCCTTCAAATACAGGTTTAGGATAAGCATTTGGGGCACTGGGTTGTGCCACGATATCAACTGTTACTATTTCAAAGTTACGTACCTTGCCCGTGCCGTCATCAACTTCACCACTGCCACGTGAACTGACACCTAGTTTTACACCACAATCCAACATGGTTTTAACTATGTTGCCCATGGGTGTTGGAATAATTCTCATTTTTCCAAAACCATTAGGACCATCCATCCACATTTTAGTAATTACGTGACTAACACGGTCTAAGTTAATTTTTAGGTCAGCTGGGTGATCTACCTCGCCCAATACGCTGTGTCCTTTAGCAATTTGTTCGTTAATAGAATCTACTGCCTTGCTAATTTCTTCAACTGGATAGATGCGTTTATTTTGATTCTCAACCGCTGCCTGAATAAAGATACCTTTGAGAAAAAGATCCTTTCGTTCGCCAGTGCCCTCAGTCTCTAGTACTAAGTTTGCCTGGTCGAACGAAAGTTGTTCTCTAAGTAATGTTGTAGACATGCTGGTCTTATTACTTAATCAATCACGCTTGTTTTGTTTACACCACTAGCTTGGCCAGTAGTTGGCTTCTTTGCAGCTTCCAACTTCTTGCTACCACCAGCAGTATTTTGCACTTTACCAATCAAATCTTTTGGCTTCTCTGCGCTAGGTGCGCCCTTGCCATCTGGATTTGCTTCGCTGCTGCCACGTGCGATATTTTTTGTAGTACCGCCCATGTCATTCTTTCCTGCAACGGGATTTTTTGTGTAAACCGTAGCTACCTTACCTGCGTTACCAACACCTTTACCTTCGGTGTTCTCAGGTGTAGAAACCTTTTCAACATACTCGCGCATTAGTTCTGCTACGCTTTTTGTACGAAATTGTTTGCTTTCTTCCACTTTTTCTTCTTCCTCTTCTTCCTCGTCTTCTTCGGCAGACTCTTCCAAGGATTCTTCTTCCTCTTCTTCAGCTGCTTCTTCTACGGTTTCTTCCTCAGAAGCTTCGTCTAGGGACTCTTCGTCCTCTTCGCCGGCTTCTTCTTCGTCGCCCATGTCTTCTTCATCGCCCATGTCTTCTTCGCTGTCGTCTTCACCACCAAAGTCTGGGTCTTCAATGCCATCGTTATGCTCTGGCTCGTTCTTTTCATCGGCCATCAGATCGTCAAATTCACGCTTTAATTCTTCCAGCGCATCTTCTAGATCCAAAACGCGATCTTCAAGTTCTTCTTCGTCGCCCATGTCATCGGCACCCATGTCATCGGCATCCATTTCATCGCCCATGTCATCACCTGCTGGCTCGTCACTTAATTCGCCAGCCATGTCCTGTGCTTGATCGTCACTGGGCATATCCATGGCCATTTCGTCATCTTCTTCGCTGACCAAATCTTCTTCAACTTCGCCCTGCATATCGCTCATGCCTTCATCGGCCAAAACAGGATCCATTGCTACTTCTTCTAAATCGGTTTCGTCAAGTACACTTTCGTAAATTTGACGGCTGCGATTAACTACGATATCATGAAATACCGCACGAGCTTTGTCGGTCTCATCGTTTAGGATGTACTCAATCAGCTGCTCATACTGGTTAGATGTTCTTTTGCTCATATAAGACTCCTTTTAGGGTTAGCATATCTACATGGATATTTACTACATACATAAAAAAACCGCTTGATATAAGCGGTTTTTGGGGGTTTTCTTGCAAAAATTATCTATAATCCAGGGCCTGGCTGCGCTGGTACGGCTATTTGTGCCAGCAAATACAATTTCCGGCGAAGTTTCGTAGCCTTGATTTTGTCCTTGGTAGCCTGTGTGTGCGGTCCACGACGTTTACGATTAAGACCACGCAAACTTTGTTTGTGTGATTCACTTAGTGGTTTTCCTTTTCTAGCCAAACTAATTGCCTTGGCTTGTTGCTCTGACATAGGACCAAGCTTCTTGCCTTTTTTAGCCTGGGATATGTTTCTTCTTGCTTGTTCCGAATGGCCATATTCGCCACGCTCTTTTCTTCTTGCATTACCTTCACGTATTCTATCTTTTTGTCGTTCTGATATAATTATACCTGTTGCGCCATCGCCACCATTAGTTCTATTGCATAAAATACCGGTATTTAGGTCTTTTCTTCCATACCATCGTATCAATCTACGTTCCAAAGCAAAGGCACCAAGCTCAGTCAATCCAGATGCACATATAACAATCCTAGATTTTTCACTTGGTGTCCAAACGCCTTTTTTGGATTTTATATTGCGATGTTGCAATTGACCTCGATTTTTGACCCCTTTACCTATATAATAGGGTGTTCCTGCTTTGGCGGTTGCAGAATCTTTACTTCTTAGATATGCATAAACATAATAAATATTCATTGCTGGCACTCCTTTACAGTGTTAGAGCAGTTGGGGATTCCAGTCCCGTGAACTGCACTTTTTATTTATCCAAATCTAAAGTCCTGGGCCTGGCTGTGCAGGTGCAGCATATTGTTTACGTACTCGTTTAATATCCTGCTGCTTTTCAATAGCTCGCAATTCATTCATTAAACGCAATTTTTGAATATGACCAAGAGTTAGACGAGTTTTTCTAGTGTTTGATATCTTTAGCTTGGTATTGTCCTCGCCAGGACTGAACCTGTAGTCAGTATCCTTACGACTTGTATCTGCATCGTCAGCATCGCGGCTAGTGGCTGGGAACATTTCAACTATAAACATGATCAATTATTTATGCTGTAGGTGCGCCTGCCATGCCCGGTGGCCCAGCTGCTGCCGGTGCTGCGCCCGGTACTGGTGCTATACCTGCTGCACCAGGCGCAGGCTCTGCACCCAACATACCACCCTCTTCTGGCGGTGTTAAACTATCTGCCATGGTCATGTCTGTTTCAATACCGCCCGGTGTCACACCCACACCACGTAAACCAACATCGCCCGGTGTGGACTCTGATGCATCACCTTTTTCTTCCTGCCACAAGTCATCATTTTCCGCCATTTCTTCTTCAGTCAAGCCCAAATACCGCTTCAGCAAGAAACGCTTGCTTAAGTAGGGCACTTGTTCCAAGCTGGTAAATGTTTGTACCTTGGCTGAATCTACTTCGGCTTGTTTATATGTGCTAAAGTTTTGTGGTTCACAAAATGCTAGTTCAAAAATACTACCATCAATATTCACACCGCGCCAACGGCAATACATTTTAAACTCTTTATCCAGCTTTTCAGACAACATGTTCTGCAGTCGTTTACAATATTGGTTGAACCGCCATTCCTGTATCAGTGCTGTTCCTACTTTGCCATCGGTAAATGCTTGTGAGCCATCTTCGGGACCAGTGGGCAAATAGCTACTGGGTATACGCAAGCCACGGAATAATTTGTTTGTGAAGAAACGCAGGTCGTCAATCTCACCTAAATTTTGACCACCAGCAAGGGTGGTCACATCACTGCCACGACCGCCCTCGCCCACTGGAAAGAAATAATCTTCATTTATAGATAATGGATTGTATGTAGCATCCATCATATTGCTGCCGCCACCGGCTTGTGTAGGTATGCGGCGCTGCCAAATTTCATTTTTTACCCGTTCAACAAATGCCATGGCCATGTGGCTGGGCATATTACCCACGTCAATCTTAAATACTCTACGCTCAGGGGCACGTTGTACGCGGTAAATGATGATGCTGTCTTCCAGCAACTCTTTTTGTTTGAATACTTTGAAAATCTGTTCTAATATACTGTTACCAAATGGCCAGTTCACATCCAGGCCTTCAGTTAAGCTAAAATGTACCACGTGTTCTGCATTGATGCAGGATTCGTTTTGTGCATGACTAAACCGTGTGCCGCCACTGTAAGGCGTCTTGGGTTGCACATAAGCACCACTGGGGCCACCTACCTGTGGATGATTGACAAATGTATCGCTGGTACTGACCTGTGTGACTGTTAAGTTTTGAAAGTTAGGGTTTATTTCTTTAACTACATATTGCTCTGGTTCTTTACCCTTGCTTTCATTCACAATAACTTTAGTAACTTTACTCATTTCTACCCAATAAAGTTCAAAAGTTTCCGGATCACGTAAAAAAACTTGGTCTCCATACTTCAAAGTATTTCTAAATAGTTTGAAGATACGCTTGTTTAGTTTGTTTAGGTTACACCAAGTTTGTAGTTGTTCTTTAAGTATATTGATTTCACGATCAGTGGGTCGCTCTTTGAATTTAAGATCAAATGGAGTATGTGTTTCTTTGTTAGATTGTGTACAGAATTCAGCCAACACGTCCAGTGCTGCATTGACCTCGCTGTCACAATCCATTTGTTCGTATTGATTGTAACGATCTAATCTATTAGGATGTCCGATATAGACTTCTGGTAATTGGTATTGGTAGTTTCTATACGCAAAATCGTTAACGTTTTGCCCAGCGTTGGATAGTGGGCTTACGTTGTTGATCTCTACAACCTTAAAGTGTTTTTTCCAGCTCACGATGAATCCTTCAATATATTAGCTATTTATAGACTCATCGTGGTAGCCAAACAACTCTTAGCTGTCCATCTTTTTCCAAAGTGCCAAAATGTCATTGGATGTTTTTGATTCCACAATCCTTGACTTTTTAACTACTTTTGGTTGCGGCTTGGACTTTTTAACCAATCGACTTTCGGTTAGTTGTTTGAGGTCGACTTTTGGCTTTGTTGTTTTTGGATTAGCTACAAAGCTTTCAAACATACTAATTGCATTTTTCGCTGCGTGGGTAACACGAGATTCTCCGGCCGATTGTCGTTGTTGGAATTGTCTCACATAATCAGCTTGGGACATTTCGGCCGGTGAACGAGCCGTTGGGGTTGCATTTACCGTCGCCTTAACCTTAGTAGGAGTTATTTGTGCCGCCGTCGCAGGTGCCGCCATTGAAGCTGTGCCTTTTGTTGACATTGGCGCTGTGGGAGGTGCCATGGTAGGAGCAGTGGTTGCTGCTGTTGGTGCATTAGGCTGTGCCGAAATCTGCGCAATCAATTTGGCGTCTTTGGGGTTATTTGGATCTAACTTTTGCCCACCAATGCTAATTGGCTCCTGCTGATTCTTCGGTTGTGTTTGTGTGGGTTTGGTCTTTTTGCTTACCACATATTGTAACGCTCGAACAGCCTGTTGAAACTCCGCTTGAGATAATTTGAGCATTGCTTCTTTAATCTCGCTTACTGACAGTTTAGGAGCCTGTACCGCAGCCGCTTGTGTTGGTTGAGCTGTCTGTGCTGGTTGTGCTGCGGCTTTTTGCGCCTCTAGTTCTGCTCTATCTTCTTCGGCATTCTTCTTGTAGTTTCTCAAATCTACCTGCGCTTGAGCTGCAACTTTTGGGTCCGGTGACATTGCTTTTTTATTGATATCGTTGTACCAATCAGCCACACTTGCGAATCCTGCAGAGTGCGCCCATTCGGCATTTGTTTTCTGTGCTGGGTTTGGTGCAGTAACTACTCTTTGAATAGGTTCGGTGACGGTTGTTGCAGTGGGTACAGAAGGAGTGGCTGGCGCCGGTGCTGCATTAGGTTGTGTAGATCTAGCCATTGCTCGTTTAGCACCCACCGTTCCAAAATCAGTTATTGCAGGGCTTGTTTGTGTAGCTGGCGACAGTCGTTTCTTTGCTTTTCCGGCTAGTCCACGTAGAAAATCAAGTGGTCCTTCTTTGATCGAACGTTTGTTGTTTTTCATATTTTATATCCATCTGCTCTAAGTTCATCAATCAATTCACCAGCTTCTTCTACAGACAAAGATCGTATTGCCTTAATAACGTTTTGGATTGTTTGTGCCGTTTGTGAGGTTTGTGGGGGTTGTGTGGTTTGAGACGCTGTACTTTCCTCAGCTGCTAATTGTTTGTGATAAGCTTCAATATATTTGTATATTGATTGATTGTCAAAAGATTCAGGATCTGGTGGCCAGTTTTTCAATGGGGTTAGAAATTCTGTTTTAAATTTGTTAAAACCAGTAGCATCTGGTGTATATCTATTTGTTCCTAGGCGTTGATTCCAAGCACTATAAGTTTGGCTGATTAATTTATACAACCAATCTTGCCCTTTTTTCTGTTCTGCAGCCGCAGCTTTATCTTGTTTGTTGCCAAAGGGCCAAAGTTCGTCCAATCTTACAATGTCTTTAGTTTTCATAATATATTTCCAGCAATATTTATGCCATATTAGCAGCCATTTGCTTCATAATACTATTACTATTTTTTATCTCTGCTAGTATTTGGGCGTTTAAATCTACGCCGCTACGTACACTGTCCAGTTGATCCTGTGCCAGTTTTGCTGTTGTTTCGGAAGTTTTTTGCACGGTTCCGGAAGATGTATCACTTCCCGCAGCTAGTGCTAAACCGGTTGCTTTCGAACTTAGACTTGTTGCTGGTGCCAATGTGGGTTCGGTTAAGGATTTTCCTTTACTTTCTATCCCTGTAATTTTGTCAATTCCTGAAGCTAGCCAATCTTGTATTGGGGTATATTCATTTAATAGGGTTCCGGCACCATATCCTGCTGCACCTGCAGCTAATGCACTGCTAGCCAATGTACCTGCTCCCACTGCACCTACGCTGGTTCCCAGTGTCGCTCCAAGTCCCCCTGCTAATCCAGCAGCCCTACTTCCTAAATTTCCTAAAAATCCACCAATTCTTCCTGCAAGACCTTTACCTCCGCCGGACTGTGCCATGTGTTCTGCAATCTGCGCTTTTGATGCGAATTTGCCTTTGTCTGTAATCCATTGACCTTTATTATTTTGACGCAGCCCACCAGATCCTCCATTGCCCGCTGGACTAGACCCGCCACCACTTGGACCTAAACTCTCTTGCCCACCTTGTCCAGATTTATTAAAGATACTGGGTATTTTAGACAACAGTCCTGGAATCATGGCTCCAACAACTGTTGTTATTACCTCACCAATGCCACTCATTAGCGAATTTGTAATGGAACCTGAATCATTCAATTGTTTGGATATTGCTTCGTTAATTCCTTTAAGTGCCGAAACATATGTATCCATGTGTTTTATCGCCATTTGCTGCATGCCTACCATGTTATCTTGATATGCCTTTTCTGTGGCCAAGAATTTTTTAGTTAGATCATCCTGCGTTTCCGCTGCTTTACCTAATGTTGCTAATTGTTTTGCCAGTTGTTCAGGATCTAAATTCTTTGCGGCTTCTGCAAAAGTTTGATTCATACCAGCAGCTAAGCCTTCCAACCCTCCCTTGCCAGCAGAGGCGGCTAATCCTATTTCTGTTGTCTTTTTTCTATCTTTGAGTGTTAATTCTTTAGTGTTTGCTTGTATCTTAAGAGTTTCTTCCTGTGTTAGTATACCCTTGTTGGCTTTATCGCTGAATTCACTTACGCTTTGTGAAAATCCACGATTAGTTGACATCATTATGGCACTTTCTTTGCTTATCGCCGTTCCAAAAAGCTGCATTTCCATAAAAGCTTTTTGTTGCATTGGACTCATGGCTGCCATCGCTCTCTGAATTTCTTCTGCTTGCTTTGCCGGCATCTCTGCTAGTTTATTTTGGAATGCCAAATTGTTTGCGGCATCACGTGCTTGTTGCATTTTTGATTTGGCTTCTTCACCGCTTACCGCACTTAGTAAACGTAAGTCTTTTGCATACTTCTCTGTCTCCTGCATTATTTCTTTATCACTTAAGCTGCGACCTTTACCAAAGCGATTTAAATTTCCCATTACTTCAGAAACTAAACCAGCTTGTTCTTCAAAACTATAACCTAAGTTTTGCAAACGAACTCCTACACCAGATTTGTCTATGTCTCCTTTAATTCTGGCCATACGTTCTGCCGCGGCAGTCATACCCATGCCACTTGCACCCAAACTTTTAGCATTTTCTGAAACTACTTTGCCAAACTGCTGAACCGTTAAACCTGCTTCACCGGCCGCATTTTTCATACCGGTCATACCATCAGCAAAAACAGCACCGGATTTACTTAATGCTTGGAACCCGTCTCTTAATTGACCAAGTTGTTTGCCTAAAATTTCAACGGCAAACTTAGCAGCTTTTGCACCATTATCGGCAAGACTTTCTAGTGCGCCACCAGCTAATGTGGCGGCAATACCAACAGTACGCAATTTGCCGCCGCCCTGCATAGCTGCTTGACCAAATGCACCTATTGATTTTCCAGCAGAACTACCCGCGGCAGCGGCACCATCTATTGCCGCGTTCATTATAGCGCCACCGGTTTCTATTGCACCTGCATTACTAGTTAAATTTCTAGCTAACCCACCAACAGCTCCAACAGTTATATTAGTAATGGTCTTACCAAAGTTTTTAAGTTCAGCTGTTGACTCTTCTACCGCAGCTTTTTTGGCCTGCTCTGCAGCAAGAGATTTTTTCTCTTCAATTTGTTTGAGTTTTTCTGTTGCCTCTCTAAGATTACCAGTTTTTAACAAAGACTGGCGTTCTTCTTCCAATGCATCTATATTATCGTTTAGTACCTTAATCGATTCCTTTAACCGGTTGGACCAAGTTCTATTTTTTTCTTCGCTGCTGATTAATCCAGCCTTGGCATTTTGAACAGCTTTATTGTAATCCGCAGATAGTTTTTTTGCAGCATCAAAATCTTTAATTATCTGCTGCGTGGCAGTGTTCAACCGCTTCAAAGACTTTTGGTATGCTTCCGATTCGGTACCAAAATTTTTGGCCGCTTTTCCTAGCTCTTCAAGTAATTTGTTTAGTTCAGTTTGATCCATGGGTTGATTTCAAGTCATAAATAATATATCAATTATTTATAGGAATAATTCCATGAGTTCAAACCCGCTTGCAAAACATTTTAGACAGCCATCAATCTATATTAAATTGCCCAGCCTGGGTAAATTTTGGCCAGAAGGCAGCTTAGATTTACCAATAACTGGAGAATTACCAGTTTACCCTATGACCACTAAGGATGAGATTGTGCTTCGTACCCCAGATGCCCTAATGAATGGTGCTGGATTAGTTGAGACCATACAAAGTTGCTGCCCAAATGTTAAAAATGCATGGGTAGCACCCAATGTTGACATTGATGCCCTGCTAATAGCTATAAGAATCGCTAGTTATGGACATGACATGGACTTTGATTCTGACTGCCCGCATTGCCAAAAGTCTAATACCTATAGCATTGACTTGAGATTGGCACTTGATTCTGTCAAATGCCCAGATTATACACAGCCATTAGATGTGGATAATTTGAAAATCATGCTGAAACCGCAGCCTTATCAACAGGCAAATGAATCTAATACACTGGGTTTTGAAGAACAACGTATGGTTATGTCTATAAATGAGTCTGATTTAGCGACCGAAGAAAAGGTAGCTGCGTTGGCCCAGAGGATGAAACGTTTGGCAGATATAACAACAGACATATTAACAAAAAGCACGGCTTACATTGTAGCAGAAGATGGGACTAAAGTCGATAACACAGAGCACATAAAGGAATTTTATCAAAATGCCCAGTCTACTATAATTAAGAAACTGCAGGACAAAGTTGAAGATTTGGCAAAAGAAGCTAATATAAAACCATACGCGGTAAAATGCAATGAATGTGGCGAAAATTACGAAATGGCCATTGAGTTTAATTATTCAAGTTTTTTCGGCGTAGGCTTTTGACATTAGATAACGACGCTATCATAGCAATGCTTGATGGCTATGATAAAGAATCAAAGGCCTTAAAAACAGAAGCGTTAAAGTTTTGTTGGTATATGCGAGGCGGTCTTACCTACACCGAAGCCATGGACCTAAGCAAGGCAGAACGTGAAATCGTAGCTAAAATTGTAGAAGACAATATAGAAACTACTAAAAAGTCAGGGTTACCCTTCTTTTAGAAGCCATAGTTATACACACAATTATTTTATTTTAAGTATTCTTTAAAGATGTGCTGACGCACATCTGCATTTCGCTTACGCTCATGCATTTTGTTGATACCTTAATTGCTTTTAAGACTGTATGCTTTTGACTGTGGTATTCATCCAGATCAATCAGTCATAATATGCCTTGACAGACATATTATGAAAGAAACGCTTCATCCGAGTCGTTACAGTCACTGATCTAAAGAGATTACAAATTTATTTGCACGGACGCGGTTGATCGGTACGCCCTACTCTAGCATTGCTTGTTATCAACGGGACCTACATTACACGGATCAGCGGCGTAATGTAAGTTATGGGTTGTGCCTGTTTCACAGAGCCCAAGATCCTTTGGAGCCTAAGTTAGTTCTTGCCTTGCAACACCTGAAATCCGACGGCATCAGCTTACTGGCAGTCTCGACAGGGGTCTAGCAGCCTAGACCAAACGCAGTTGCTATGTATTGCCTAAGAAACAAAAAAGTGGGAGTCTATGAGGCCTAAGAAGTCTTTGAGTTGATACAAATGGTAATCTTTATATTTGAGGCCAAGTTTGAGATCAGTTAAGTTTGCCGTGGTGAATACTATTTCGGGTACGTTGTTGTATTTAATAATAAGAGCCAGTGATTTGCCTGAGTTTTTGCTGTCTTGTTCTGCTTGCTCCAACCATTCGTCCCATTGTTTCACTGAGTGCTCCACAATGCTTTGAAAGCTTGGTGCAGTTTTGTAATGCTTACATTCAATACTATAACGAAAATTACGCGGACAGATCAAATCACCGAACACCGCATAGTCCATACTGTGGGTTGCAGTTCTGGCGGTATTGCTACCTCCAAAAAAACTTCCTGAATCTGGATTTCTGCGGAAAGCTTGGGCAATGCCTAAATGCTGCGCAAAACGCTCACTCAATAAGTTAGCGATCTTACGCTCAAAGCTATTACCCTTACTTTTGCCGTTAACTCGTTTTGCCATACTTACTTAGCTGACATAGCGTTTTTCTTGTCCTGGATCTCACCACGACGAACTTTAGTTAGTTTTGCAAGCTCGCTGAGTGCTTTACGGGCACGACCAGCAGCGGCTTTAACGCCCTTGATCTCAAAACTATCCTGTTCCTTTTTGTATGCATCAACGGCTGCTAAAATCTGTTCATGTGTTGTCATTGCTATCTCCTTGTAATCTTAATTAGTGCTACCAATTTGACCTGTAATATTTCTAAATATTTGCTATTTCCGTACTGGTTTCATACGTGGTAAAGCCATTTTCTTTGATGACTCGTAGTATATTGTTTACCCTACCTGCTAATTCATCCTTGTGACTTACTAACCAAACACTTTTATTGAGCTCACGACTCATGCGTTTAAGCATACCTAGTGCATTATCTACGCCGCTACTATCCAGACCGCTGTCAATTAGCTCGTCAATAAACATGAGATTAATGGGCTGATATAAACTTTCCCAAACATCACGAAATGCCCAGCTGAGGCTCAGTATCAGTCGTGTTCTTTCGCCCCTCGATAAATTATCAAAGTCCAGCTCACGTCCCAGTTCTGTGATCTCAACTGTGAGGTCATTCATAAAGGTTACAGTATGTGGTAACCCAATACGTTCCAAATACTGGCTTAGACGTGTATTCAAATAGCCTAAGTTTTGATCAATAATGCGTTTACGTACAAAGCTGTCTTTGTTCGTTAACAATTTAAGCAAAAATTCCTGATGCTCACGCAACATTTCCAGTTGATTGATGGTTTCATAGTTAATCTCAATTACGGCTTTGTTCTGCATCTCGTCGATTTGCTCGACGTAGGGATCAGTTTCAGTTTCCTTGTTTTCAAGATCCCTAACTAGTCCATCCAACCGGTTTTTATGATCCAGTGCATCCGCCAGCGTATCATAAAACACTTTGGGCATGGCGCCCAGGGCGCCTAGCTGTTTTAGTGATGCGTTATGCTCTTTTTCCTCTGCATCAGACCGGTTCCACTGTGCTTCTGCTTCCGTCAGTGACTCTTGTTTGTCTCTGCGGATTTCTTCCTGCTTGCCATCATGTATAGTTTGTCCACAAGCATAGCATTCGTGATTATCCAGTGATGCAATTTCTTTGCGCAGCTTTTCCTGAGCTTTTTCCAACTTAGCCTTATCATCTGCATACTGTTTAATCAGCTTTTTGCATTCATCAATTTGCTTCTTGCGCGTGTTGTAAGCATCGAGGTCACGATGCAGTTGTAATTCTTGCTCAATGTCTATGTTTACTAGATCGCCTATGGATCTAGACAGTTTGGCTTTGTCTTCTTCGTGTTTATTCTGCCACAGCCGCTGTCTACGCTCTAGTGATTCAATTTGTTCCTTGATTCTCGCATTGGCTTCTTCTGTGGCCTTAATCTTGTATTGTTCCTGTGTAATGAGATCTTTGGTATCTTTGATTTGCTCTTTGAGATGATCAGCTTTTTCACTTAGCAGTGTAATACCCAGCAGTTGCTCAATGATACTGCGCTGGTCAGCTGCTCTAAGACTTAGGAACGGCTCAGTATAAGTGTTTAGCGCCACGATATGCTTAAACATATCAGGGCTGATACTTAATATACGTTCTATTTCCTGTTGTGTTTCACGGCTGTCGCCCTGACTTTCGTCAGCTTCGTTATTTGCAGCATCTACTCGCTCAACGTCATTTACATAAAACTTCAGCAGTGTGGGTTTACGACCGCGCTCAATGCGATAGTGGTTGCCGCCATGCTCAAAATCCACTGTGACCAGCATGTTTTTGCCGTTGGTCTTATTAATGAGATTGTCTTTTTTGATATTGGTTAGTGCATTGCCAAATAACCCATAGCTAAGAGCATTAGCGATAGTAGTTTTGCCGGTGCCATTGCGAGCACCAGCATCATCACCGCCTAGATCCAAGTTTTCTCCCAGCACCAGTGTTAGGTCCTGGCGATTGAAGTCAATAGCTTGTGTGACATTACCCACACTTAGGAAGTTCTTTACAGTGAGATTTTTAACTTTGAACATTATAGGTTCCTATAGATATCTAGCAGTATCTTTTTATCAAAGTGTTCGCTTTCAATACTAGTAATTTGATTTGTAACAATTTGATCCACACTTTCAAACGTGATCTCGGCAGCGCCAGTCATGTCTGATAATTCTGTTTTCTTGGGCGGGATTAATGTAATCTCACGCAGTTGAAACTGATCCACAAATGTTTCTTTGAGATAGTTAGCTTCTTCATAGCTGAGATCAACGTCTAAATTGATACGCACATGCTGACGTGGTTTGAGTATCGCACTGGGACCAGCTACGATATCACTGAGTTTAGCCACCAAATAAGTGGGTTGATCGGGCCAACTATGAAATACTGGATCTTCGCCCCAGGGCAGTATCATGACACCACGTTCAGCATCGCCTGCATCGGCGTAATTATGTGGGAAGCAATTACCAATATACGTAATGTTGCGTTCTGATTGTCGTTTATGGAAATGCCCGCTGAATACGTGCCCTATATGCCCAAGGTGTTCACGGCGTATTTCACCATGCTCTGGCATCTGTACCATTGCATTCATGTAAAAGTGTGGCAGCTCAAAGTGACCAAACATATACTGAGCATTAATCTTCTGCAGTCGTTTGTGGTCATCGCCCACTAGCCAAGGTACAATACTGACGTCGCCTTCCTTAAAGAAGTCATTTACGATAGTGATATTGTCAATATGTCTAGCCCACTCAACACTTTGAATGTCGCGTTTATCTCTATAATAGAGATCGTGGTTGCCAGGAATAAAAAACACACGATTAAAACTTTGGCTCATTAACTCTAAACAGCGTAAGCTATAATTAAGAGTCATGATATTGATACTGGCGCGATTATTGT